TCCGTAGATGCTTCTCCAATTGTAGTAACCGAAGCTGTAACGTTCGTAACCCTTAACCAAAAGGTTATCGGTCACAAAATCGACCTGCATATCGGTTTCAAACTTCACTCGCTCCATATAGCTCAGGCCGTCGATGTTCGTCAGCAGGAACCAAGCGTAAGCGGAGGTGAGGAAGTCGTTGACCATATACGACTCAGGAAGACCGCCAGCGGTCATCATGATCGCATTCACGTCGTTGTCCGCAGTGCCGGGACGCAGTTCCGTCTTCGTCAGACGAATAGCAACCGGCTCAAGCTGCGGAGGAACGATGAGCTTGCGAGCGCGCGCGAACACCTTCAGGCCAGCTTGATCCTTGAAGTTCGTGCGCACAGCGATCATGCTGTTCAGCAAGGTGGCTTCGTTCAGATCAACCTGAGTGGTGGGCTGGTTCGCAATCGTGCCACCGTCAATCGGGTGAGACGCAGAGCAAAGAGCCTGACCGTCACCGCCGATAGACGCATTATACGTCTGGGCAGTGTTCAGGATGTTGGCACCGTAGATTTCCTTCGTTTGCTGGAAGGACTCGATAAGGCCAAGGTTGCTGGGCGCAAACTGGGTCTTGTAGAGGTTGTCATCTACGGCTTTGCGGGTGATCGCGTAGCCGAGAGCAATTTCAGTGTGCTCTTGGTTGTACACGAAGCGTTCGCCAGCGGAGTTGTCAAAAGCGGTCTGGCCGCCTTCGGTCTTCAACTGGGCAAGACCCAAGAAGCGCATTTCCGCAGTGCGCTCAAGCGCCATTTTGGAATCATGCTTCGTGAAAATCTTGTCGTATTGAGACGGAATCATCTCGTACTTGCCTTCGACACCGCGAAGGCCGGGCAGGAGAAGATCCTTGATTGCTGAGAGATTAACAGCCATTGGTTCTTACTCCCTTAGATGCCAACGAGCGACTTGGTCTGCACATTGTTGAAGCCAACAATGACATAATTGTAGTCGCCAGAGGAGGTGCCGTTAGAGCCCGGAGGCTGCGTAACAAGGCTGAAAATGCGGAAAGGTTGGGTCGCGTCAACACCAGCAGTGCTCATGTTCAGATACGCGCCAGAAATACCCGTAGAGGTATTGCCGGAACCAATCGTGAAGCCGATGGTCTGGTTGATGTTGGCCTGAGCCGCACCGCCCGAACCAGTCTGAGCAACGAACTTGGCGTTCGGATCATTGACCACATAGCCATAGATCGTGCCAGTCGCCGGATCAGTGCCGCCCGGATAGTAGTTGGACCAGACAGTGCGCTTCTGCGAAGTAGACAGATACCGGCAGCCGACAAAAATGCCAGCGATCTGAGTATCTGAGCTACCGCCCGAAGAGCCGGACTGAGTGATATAGCCACCGCTCGTAGGCGTGCAGGGATCACCGAAGAAGATGTTGGTGGTGTTGTAGGCAATCTGGAACTCGACTTGCTCATAGGTCGGAGCTGAGCCAGTGCCCTGAGTTTGACGAAAACCGAACGGCGCATTGGTATTTGCCATAACGGTGCCTCCTTTTTCAGGAAAATCCCGTTACTGCGCGCCGGGGCAGCTAAGGGACAGGGGGAAGTTAGAGCCTTTCACGCCGGGGAAAGGAGGCTTTAAAGCAGCCGTGACAACAAAATACCTGTCAAAATATCAAATGTAAAGGGGGCTGACATATGCCAACCCCCTTAGTGTCATAAATGCCAAGAATTAATCGTTTGGAACTTCAATTGGGGAGTACCCCTTCTTGATGTTCGGCCTGACACTCTTCTCATTACGCTCAAAATGACCATCAGGGGCCACATTAAGCTGAGCTTCCTTGGCACGGATTTGGTCTTTGGCGCGGCGACGCTCAATTGCGCGAGCTTCGTCAGAGATTACAGCCGGACGCATCATCAGGGACTGGCCCTTGCGCTCGATGTTGGGGAAATTACCCATGCCGGGCATCATTTCAGGGTGATATGAGGTGGGAACAGGCTCCCAACCCATACGCGCCAACTGAACCTGATAGGCAGGGTCTTCCTGACCGAGCACAGTCTTGCGCTTCCACTCGTATTCCCAGCCATCCGGTGGCTTGGGAGCGCGGAACTCATCCGTGCCCTCATCCATATCGCCCAAATGTCCGCGAATTTGAGCCGCACGACGGGCAGCAGCCGCGCGCGGATCGTCATCACGGATAGTCGGACGCATGGCAGGACGTTCCGCTACGAAGATTTCGCGGACAGCCTCAACCTTGGGCTCGATGACGGCAGGGCTTTCGACCTTGGGAGTGGTGCGCGGCGGGCGACCGCGACGCTTGGCAGTACCTTCAGTTGCTTCAGACATTATCATTCTCCTTAGTTACGGTTACGGTCTTGAATCATCAGCTTGTAGTATTCCTGCGGGCTGATACCGCTGATTTTGGCAGCCTCAACCTGTTCGGCGGTCAATCTGATGACACCCGGACGGTTGGGGGCATCGACAGGTTGGCGCGTCACAGGCGCGGAAGGAGGGGACTGCCGGTTTTTGGATGCTTTTGAAGCGCCAGACATGGCGTCGTCCCTTTCATAATTGTCTTTCTTTTTACCGATACCAAGGCGGTCTTCCACAAATCGGAAATACTGGTCCGATTCAGGGATCATGCCGTAGTCGATGGCATCTTCATGGGCACGAGCCATAATCCGAATGCTTCTGGCATCGGGAAGGTGCTTGCGGTTCTCCTTCAGCCATTCCGCAGAACGCGGAGTGACCTTCTGGATGATGTCATCCACATTGGGGCCATTGGCATTGATGGGAGCAACAGGCGGAGGAGGCGGAGTATTCCGCAAATCCTGATACCCGCGCTCCAGCTCAACCATCTTGTTGGCATTGCCAGCAAGAGTCCGCTGAATGTCTGCCGCCTTGTCATAATCGCCAATTTCCATGGCGTTACGAAGGTGAGCAGTCAGGATTTCATCATCCCTTTTGAGGGTTTCGATGGCACTGCCAACAAGGTGAACGCGACTATCTTGCGCGTCCATAGTGGATCGGCGGGCATGTTCAGCAGCCTGCCGGGCCTTCATCTCCGCATCTTGACGCGCAGATTTTTCCCTTTCGAGCTTCTTGTTGAGCTTCTTGAGAGTCTTCTCAATGTCTTTGGCAGGCTTTTCAGGCTTAGCGCCGACATCGTTCGGATCGTCAACAATCTCAATCGCAGGCTCGTCTTTCTTCACTTCAGCTTTGATTGGAGCGTCATCAATGACAAACTCAAGCTGTTCATTTTCTCCTGACATATTGCTCTCCTTTTACCAAACACGATCAGGCTGATCCACCCGACCCTTTACGTTGATGTCGTCAATCATGCGGCAAAGCTGGCCGTTGACAGTGACGCTCCAACCTTCTGACGGGCGGAAGATGATCCAATCACCTTCATTGATCTTCACGCCATTGAACCATTGGCCCGTCTCGTCATCGAACGCAGAAATGCCCATCTTCAGAACCAAACCGATTTTGGACTGAAAACGATCTTCATCAGTGGTCTTATCTGTCAGATAAAGACCGCTTTTCGTCTTCTGAGGACGCACATAGACCGCCACCAGAAGCTGATTGTTGAAGATTTCTACGGACGAAATGTCACCGGCTGCCTTACGCAGTACATCTGCCGGATTGAGTTCGTGTTCCATTTCCATATGCGGCATTTTAAGTCCCCCTTTTTCACTCTTTGCCGTTCACAACGGCTTCCGCTTCATCGCAAAGCTGAATTGCCTTGCGAATTCCTTGAATTGTTCCAATGAAGTAACGGTAGGTTGGATAGTCGTGAATCACTTCATGTTCTGCCGTTATTACGGAAGTCAGTCTGGCGACTTCCTCTTCCATTAGCTTCTTCAATTCATACTGATAGTACGCTTGGTACGTCGTAGCTGCCATCACCGCCCCCTTTGCGGCCCCCTTTGGAATAGCTGGGTGGGAACATGAAGGGGGTCATGCTCCCACCCAAATCCGCAACGTGCACCGGGCCGTTGCGAATCCCTTAAGCTCGTTGAATACCGCCCTTGCGCTTAGCAATTTCGGTCTTCTCAATGCGGCCTTCGCCACCACCAGCGCCCGCATCCATATCCTTATAGGAATGGTAGGCACGGCCACCGGATTTGCGCGGCATAGCGCCGCCCGGAGGCATCATGCCCGGAGGCATCGGAGGAGCCCCACCGGGAGCGCCACCCGGAGGCATCGGAGGCATACCCATAGGCATCGGAGGAAGCGGAGCGCCGCCAGCCGGTCCACCCAAGCCCGGAGGCTTCACAGGACCAGCCATCGGATTCATCGCAGCGGCAGGAGCCATACCAGCGCCTTCGCCCGGCCTGTGACCGATCATGATGTTGATGTTGGTCTTGCCCTTGCCAGCTTTGCCACCCGCAGCATGAGCAGTGCGACCGCCAGTAGCGCCGGGAACCTTGCCCGGATAGCCCGGACCAGAGAACACATTGCCACCAGTGGCACGAGCTTCACGCTCTCCGCCATGCTTTTTGCCAGTACGAGCAGAGGGTTTCACCATCTTCTTGATGAGGGCCTTGTCAGCCGCTTCATCGGGATGGCCTACCTTGCCGCCCTTCTTGTACGGGCTTCCAGACGCGCCAACACCGAAGTTCAGGGCATTCTTGGACACGTTCGGGAGGTTCGCCAAGCCGGGAGCCGTGCCGCCAGCCGGGATGTTCATTGAAGAAGCGCCAGCGCCGGACATGGGAGTAGCCATCGGAGCCATCATAGCGCCGCCCATCATAGGCCCGCCCAGCATCTTCTTGGCACGTCCACCAGTCTTCAACGCGCCAATGTGTTTGGTGCCAGCTCGCTCTTCGTTGGCATCCTTGACGTTGCGGTTGATCTTGGCATCGACCCATTTCTTGACTTCGCCGCCAGATTTACGCGGCATACGGCCCATGTTCGGTTTGGCATGTTCGCCATGAACCTTGCCACCAGACTTGAACGCGCGGCGAGAAACAGGACGCAGGCCCGTCTTGGCAGTCGTTTCGAGCTGCGGAGGAGGCGTCCAATCAGACGAATCGACCTTTTGGGTAGGATCACCACCGCTAAGGCTTTTGGCCTTCGCCTTCATGGCCGCTCGGGCCTGTTTTGCCATATCTGACATATCAACTCCTAGTACTAGGATTACGGGCGTCCCCGTTGGCGTTGCGCCTTTTGTGACAGTAGCATAAGAGCTTTGTCAACAATAGTGCCACCTTTTGCCTTTTTAGGCCATGTCAGGACAGGAACGCTCTTAATCCCAAGCTCCTTTGCTGCCATGGCATGATGCCTGCCATCTTGTCCGCCAGCAGGGTAGATTGCCATCGGATGGTCTACAGGCTTGCCTTTCTTGATCTTTTTCTTGAACTTCTTGATCTTGGCGCGGTCATCGCTGCCCATATCAAGAGGCTCGACCTTCTTCAAAAACTCGCCGGGAGCCATATGGGTCATCTTCCCGCCTGTCTTTTTATAGTCCGAATTGTCTTTCCATTCAGATTGAGGCTCAAGAGGGAAAACCCTACCTCCCGATTTGCGGGCCAATGGTTGGGCATAAATATCTTTGTCATCCATTCCTAGTTGTTTGGCAGAATAGATTATTTGACGATATTTGTGCGGCGTAATCCATTCAGGATTATTGGTAAACATATCTCGAACGGTATCATATGCTTGAGGATTATTAGGCCAAGTTAATGTTGACCCCTCTTGACCCTGTTTAGCCATCGAATCATTCCATCCCGATACAATAGAAAATCCGTTATTAGGGTCGGGATCGGTTGTCCCATCAGGATTGGCGCGGTGAGTCACGCGGACAGCATTAGCTTGTTGTAAAGCATCAAAATTTAATGGACGAAAATTTACAGGGTCTCCCGTAGTATCTGATGAAAATTCTGGAGGATTAGCGGGCGTTCCACCGCCATCATCATATCCTCTGCGGCCAACAGATTTGGCAATGTGTAGGGCATTCGCTACGTTCTTTTTGGACATAGCTGCCTCTTACCGATGTTGGTTCTTGAGCATGTGGTGAATGATCTCAAGAGACTTATGGAGCATAGCTTCCTTGGAAGGCTTTTTGTCTACCTTGCCACCAGAGGCTCTGGGTTGAGCATCATCAGACGAGCCAGACGCATTTTGCTGATCCTGAAGCTGTTGAGCCAGCCGTGCGGCACGGAAGAAGTCCGCAGCATTTTCAGAGCTACCCCAATTTACACCGCCACCCGGCTTAGCAACTGTGTCTCCGGTAGATTGGTAATCTGGGCCGGAGAAGATGCGGCTGAACAAGCCACCAGATTGAGGCTGTGCAGGAGCAGGAGCCGAAGTGGAGGAGGAAATGGTGGCAGGAGCAGGAGCGCGCGCCGCAACCTGTCTGGCAGTGTTGACAGCAGTATATGCCCTATCCCCTCTAGAAGAAGGCGCAGCTTCAGGTGACGGAGCAAAAAATTCATTGGCCCCAGTACCGAAAAACTGATCTTGAGCTGGCGCAGTTTGACCGGGCGCAGAGGAGAACATCCTATGAAAGTCATCATAGTTTGGCGTATATCCAGCCGGTACTTGATCTGACCCAGCAGCAGGCGGTTGGTTTGCCTGCATATTTTGGCGAATCTTATATGCAGCCGCGCCAGCACCAGTAGTTGCAACGCCAGCCTGCAATGCAGCAGACATGCGGCGATTGATCTCATCTATTTCGGACCCAGTGCGCGGAGTGCTGGGCTGATAAGATGGCACAGATGTACTCGTAACTTGCTCAGGCGCAGCAGAACCCCAAGGTCCAGATGCTGGGGCAGGAGCCTCTGCTACGGAGGGAGCCACATACGAACGGTCTATGCTCATGGAATAGGGTTGCTTAGGCCCAACGGATTGCCCTTGCTCTCCAGCCAAACGATAGCTCTGCGTCGGGTCATTGAGGAGTTTGGCAATATCAACGGGTTCGCTTGCCGCGCCAGAACGGACTGAACTCATCGCTTTTGCGATCATGGGATCGGATATGGGGTGCGCCAACGAGCCAGCCGCAGGACCGGAAGCA